CCAGCTATACAAGCATTACCAGCACCACCAGCTCCTACATTACCAGCAATAGAAGCACCAGCACCACTAGAAATAGAAACACCTTCTATACAAACATTACCAGCACCACCGGCAATAGAAACACCTGCTATACAAGCATTACCAGCACCACCGGCAATAGAAACACCAGCTATACAAGCATTACCAGCACCACCGGCAATAGAAACACCAGCTATACAAGCATTACCAGCACCACCCTCTCCTACATTACCAGAAATAGATACGCCAACAATACAAACACCAACATTACCTGCGTTACCACCACCCGAAATAAAAGTAAATAATGAAGAACTTTTATCAGAAAATAATATAGATAACTTATTAACAATATTAAGAAAAACATTATCTCAAAAACAAGATGAATCAGAAAATATAATTGAGCGAGATGTTAATGAACTTGTAATAACACCATCAGATGACAATAACTTAATAGGACCTGTAAATAATTCAGAAGTAGAACCGGGTACATTATCTCAAAAACAAGATGAAACTGAAAATATAAATGAACTTGTAAGACCACAATTAGATGACAATAAATTAGTAGAACCTATAAATAAAACAGACGACTTAGTTGTAAGTAAACTATCTTCAGCAGCAGCACCAGCATCAGAACCTCAATCAGGACCAGAACCAGCACCAACTCCAGCAGTAGTTACCAGCTGTGATGATGAAGATTGTCAAGAACCTATAAATACTTCTCAATCTCAACAAGACATTTCTCTAACTCCACAGGATTTATCTGAAGAGGTTCCAATAACTAATCTCACGCAAAAAATACCAGAATTAAATATTGGAGATAAAATGTCTTGGATATCACAAGCACTAGCAGCATTATTTTCTACAATAGGTAATTTATTTACTTTTGAACCAGTACAAGACAATGACCCATATGTAAATGAAGAAAAAGAAAAACAGGGATATGTATACGTAGGTAAAATGTATATGAAACCAGAAGATGAAACAAAGAGACCAGAAAAGGTAAAATATATAAATTATAATCCAACTGAAAAGGATTTTTATATAGATGAACGTGAAGAAGTAAAAGAATAATTCATCTTTGGTAAAAAATAGTTAAATAATCATCCATATAATAATTTAACTATAATGTCTTTTCAATATGTTATGGCAAATATTCAAATACCGATTAAAGTATATGAAAATAACGTAACAGAACCATTACCAGAATACATAAAAATAAATATATCAGAATGTAATGAATTGCCAGAGAAAATGGAAACCCCCGCAATACAAAGCGATTTTATGAATAAAATACAAAACATAATATCATCAAATAAGGAAGAAAACCAAGATATAGTAGAAATGCTTACTATATCAAGTGAAGAGTTGAATCACAAAAAACAAAAAAAAAGACCACATAATATGACATTTAAAAACAATATAATGTCAAAACGAAGAACACTAAAAAAGTATGCTTAATTCATAATATTAGGACGTTGTCCCTTCTCAACAATTAATGGTTCAGGAACCATAACAGGAAGCTTATCAATAACATTGAGCGATTTTACATTATGAATATTAGGGTTTACGGGTGCTTTTGGTTTAACCATATTACTTGTGCCAATACCAAATAATTGTGATTCAATATCACAAGGATTACCAGATAGATTTCTAGGAGCAATACGTCCTTGTAATAATCCATCGCCAGCAAAATAGGTATTAACTGGATTTCCATAATTATTTTTTTGACTTGTTAAGTAATCGCACATATTAGTATTTGATAATTGTTCTAAAGCATAATCGCCCTCATTATTTTTACTACGTGTAGAAGCCATCTTTGTATATAATAATATATATTTTATCTACAAAGAAATAATATTATTTATTAAAAACTTTGGCGTGTAATTTTTTATATTCAGCCATTTGTGATATATCTGTTATATTTTGGTTAGTAAAAATAGTCTTTAATAGAGAGTGAAATAAGTCTAAATAATCATAACCAAATAAAATCGTTAAACCGATATTAGGATCGGTTGAAAACATATAAGAACCAGCTTTTTCATATAACTCCATAATTTCAGGTAAATTTATTGTATTTTCCATAACATAATCAAGAGTATGAGCGGCAGATTCATAATCATACATCATCTCATCTTCAGTTTCATCATCTAAATCCATAGTAGTAGTATCGGGATAATTATTCGGGTCCATTTTGAATACATTGCGTAGACATTTGCGATATTCGTTATTATTAGAATATTGAATGTTCAAATTAGTTGGATATGAATATACAGATGTCATCATTTACTAAATAGAGTAAAGTATAATGTTTATGTTATTTTTCAATAAATATTATACGGAAGGGAAAAATTCCCAATCTAAATCTTCGCATACTTTTTTCCATATCATATCTTGTTCGAGTTGTTTTTCTCTATCCTTCATCATCGGAATATAGGGTAAATATTGTGTTTGGTCTAATAATACACATAGTTGATGTAAGGTATACGTATAATTAAAAAAGTTGGTTCTATTAGCAGGACAATGGACCGCCCAAGGTTTTTGAATTTCAATAAATAATACACATAACGTTTCGTGTAATTCTTCATTCATAACCGGCGGTTTTATTCCGAACAGAGAATTGATATATTGTATATGTTCGAAGTATTTATTAAGACCTAATTTACGTAACAACTCTCTCATTTTATCGTAATTAATTTGAGACATATCCGTAATTCTTTCTTTTTTAATACGGGCTTTTATAGCATCAATCACTTCTTCCGGTATTTGTGTGGTTTCTTTCGCTTGAAACTGTGAAAGGATTTCTTTAAAATGATTAAGACGTATATAAGCAGTATATGAAACTTCATTTGGAGGATCTTTATTATTTGGTTTGGAACTATCTACAATATAGGTTATGAATTTACCACAAGAAGGGTTATTGCAAATTAAAATACCCTCTTCGTCTTGTGGTATCATTTCGCCCATTTTACAAAACTCACACGTGTCGGACTCAACAAAATAATCTTGAGAATTAGTAAATTCATTAGTCACATTTCTCCAATATTGCTGTGTATTTTTTTTGGATTGTGTGTATTTATGAATATTTGCATCAGGCGATTTATCATCGGATTTAATCTTAAAAAAATTATTAAGTGCGTCGGTTGAAGCAGTATCGTCAATATTTGATGAAATCTGTTGTTTTTGTTCGAAGTAATCAAAAATGAATTTGGAATTGTTTAATAAATATTGTTTCTTTTCGTGTTTTAATTCCTTTATTTTATTACGTATTTCTTTGATTTTATCTTTACAATTCATAATCTCATCAATTTGTGTATGCTTCAACGTATGAATATGTTTTTTGATATCTTCTTTCTCTCTTTCTAATTGTGGTATAGTTTCAGTTTCTGTTTTATTAAAGTGGTCTATTAATTCGCTATGTTTTTCATCAATCGTATGTATAGTTTTTGATTGTATAGGTTGCCCCTTTTTTTGGCTTCCTGTCATTAGATGAAGTATTTTATATAGGTGTTTTTATGTTAATTTTTTGTCAATAGAATATTATTACGCTAAAAAAGAAAGGAAGAGTAAATAAGAATAAAGTAAGAATTTTTATAGCATGCAAGTTGTAGTATTCGTATGAGTATGAATAACAAACGGAGGCTTTGAAAAATAGCATTGTTTGCAGTTAGTGGAATACCACAATGTAATCAATACATATAATCCTAATATATAATATGTCATTTTGCTTTGTATGTTGGTAATAATAACACGCAAAGTTTATCAATTTTGTAACCACTTAAACATTAGACATAATACATACTAATGTTTACACCTTTGAATAATTAAGTTCGCACAAAAACATCAAAAATGAAAAATCAATGAAATTGACAATATGTTAGCACCACATACATTTTTGTAATTTGGTAGCACAATCCAGGCAAATTCTTGGTGCTAAATATAAATATCCAAAGGGATTACATATATGGTCCGGATTGCTATATCCATGAACCTTCTTTTTTCTACATTTTCTACATTTATATCTTGCGGGACATAATGGCACTTCGTTTTCATGAATTTTATGTTCTTTACATATGAATTCGTGTTTAGTAGGTTTCATATATTTTTCTATAGAGCTCATAGTAGTATTCTATATTGAGATTTTGTTGAACTCGTAAATAGTTGAATAAAATCGTATTTAGAAATAGTATAATGGATAATAAAAATAGTGAAACATCTTTATTCGATTTACCAAACAATATAAAATTAGAAAAGCCTGTATTTCAAAAAATGATATTTATAATGAATGCTTTAGATGAAGGTTGGAGTATTAAAAAATCGAAGGATTCCTATATTTTTACGAAAAAACACGAAAATCGACAAGAAATATTCCAAGAAGACTATTTAGAGAAGTTTTTATTAACAAATAGTTCATCGAATGCTTTATTATGCAAACAAATATAATATTTTTATCCTTATAAATATTATAATTTTATAACCAGACATTATCTAGTAAATACAAATATATTTAGGATATTACAACTGTAATTAGAAATTTACAATTGTAATTTAATAAATCGGCGATAAAATTACAAAAATAGAATTATCGGTGAATATGGTATTAGAAAAATTATGTGTGTTTAGCAATAGTCTTTAAAAAAATTAATTATACGTATTTTTCTGAAATTTTTTTCTTTGTAAAGTATATAATTCCATACAATGGCTGGAGGTTTAATGCAATTAGTCGCCTATGGCGCACAAGACGTATTCCTTACTGGAACCCCTGAGATTACTTTCTGGAAAGTCTCTTACAGACGCCACACTAACTTCGCAATGGAGTCCATCGAGCAGACCTTCTCCGGTCAAGCCGATTTCGGTCGCCGTGTTACCTGTACTATCAGCCGTAACGGTGATCTTGCCTACCGCACCTACCTTCAGGTAACTCTTCCCGAGATCAACAAATCTATGGGAAGTAACGATAATCTTCATGCCCGTTGGTTAGACTTCGTAGGTGAGCAGCTCATCGCTCAAGTTGAGGTTGAGGTTGGAGGTCAGCGCATTGACCGCCAATACGGTGACTGGATGCACATCTGGAACCAACTTACCCTTTCCAAGGAGCAACAGGCTGGTTACTACAAGATGATCGGTCACACTACCCAGCTTACCTACCTTACCCACCCTGACTATGCTAACGTAGCTGGACCTTGCGCTGCCACCGGTGCCCCTAACCAGGTATGTGCTCCCCGCAAC